ACGAACATCAGTAAGTCACCAGGTGGTCCACTCAACGGACTGCGTGTGCGTATGTGGGACAAGATAGCAAGACTCAACCACCTCATTGACTCAGGTGCAACACCAGAGAACGAAAGCTTACGCGATTCCTTCGTAGACTTGTTGAACTACTCAGCTATTGCGCTGATGGTACTCGACGGTAAGTGGCCCAATGACTGAGGTTCACCCTATTGTCTACGACCTAGCACCTAGTGTTGCGCGTAGCATATTCAATAGGTATGGCAAGTGGGTAGATCGTGATGACATTAAACAAGAGTGCATAGTGTGGGCTATGAGCAGGACAGCTTGGGTTAATGAACAACTCAACGAACCTGATACTGAAAAGCGTAAGCATAACGAACAGAAGTTAGCGTGGCAGATGGCTCGTCACGCTGAACGCTATGCTCGCAGAGAGAAAGCGATACGCTCTGGCTATCAGCCAGGTGATGAAGCCTTCTATCAGATAGCTACCCTTGCAACTCTATTGCCTTTTGTTATTGCATCAGTGCTAGATGGTACAGTCCTTGAGCCAGCACAAGAGATGATATTAGATGGCCAACCTAAAGGTTCATCCAGTCCAGCAGAAGGTGGCGCACTCATTGCTACCCTGATGGATATAAAGATTAAGTTTACTGAGTTAGATGCAGAAGATAGGCAGATACTTACGCTGCGCTATCACGAACAGATGACACTAGCTCAGATAGGTGCAGTCCTTGAGTGCCACGCTACCACTGCAGATCGTAGATGCGACCACGCACTGCGTGAGCTGAACAATCTCCTCGGGGGAAGGTCGCCATACCAGTGAAAGAACAAGACTTGTTCGACAAGCTGAGGGAATCTTTATACCCTGACCTTGAGAAAGCACCAGGTATCTATGATGCCTTCGACTGTATCAGTGCCAAGGCTGGTCACTACATCGAATTGAAATGTCGCTATACCCATTATGATACGCTACTTATAGAAGAGATGAAGTACAAGAAGCTCATCACTCAGTCAGCTGAGCGTGACCTCATCCCTTACTATATCAATAGCACACCGCAGGGTATATACTCCTTTGATCTAATGGATGTACCTGAGCCTGAATGGGTAACACACCGTATGCCTGCCACCTCAGAGTTTTCTAATCGTATGAAAGTAAATAAGTTAGTAGGTTATCTGAGCATAAGCGAGGCGGTCAAGCTATGATCTATGAGTATCAGTGTCCTAAAGATAACACTATCGTCTCAGTCGAACGCAAGATGAGCGAGCCAGAAATTATCCCTGCTTGCAGCACCTGCCAAGGTACACTCTCACGTGTCTGGTCATCACCTAGCGTGGTTTTCAACGGACCGGGGTTCTACAGTACGGATAATAAAAAGTAAACAACCCCACCGGCGAAAGAGGTATAACTCCGGTAGGGTCGTTCACTTAGGAGGGCAATGCCTTCCAATCATAGCACAGTTATATTACCTATGACCCACTCCACTACAGGAACTGCAACGGCGTTTCCCATCTGCTTATACCTAGCTGAGTCTGACTGTCCCTCTGTCCAGTTATCAGGAAATCCCTGCAACCTTTCACATTCTACCGGTGTCAAGCGGCGTACTGTTCCCTTGTTTAACAAGGTCTGATCATTCGATGTAGCTATAGTCAATGACTTATCCTCACTAATCAGGGGGCCTTTGCCCCCACCTGGTTTACCCTCACGCATACGCATAAGCGTTGCCACACCGTGTCCACTTACTGAATCTAATGTATACATAGGATCTCCTTCTTCTCCATAACCTTTTCCTTGTGGTCCAGCTGTGTCACTTCTTCCTATAATAGTTCCTTGTATGGGGATGACAGCTACCATTGGCATATTGTTTCCTCCTGTTCCCATTCGTGCTTGTAGTGTGTTGATTACATCTCCTTGCATACGAATATCTGATACTCGGTTGCCATAGAAAACCATAAAGTCTGTATCACTCATTGATTACCAGTTTGTTCTCTGCAACATACTGGTTTCCTACTCCCTTATAGTCACGAGCTTGGAGCGTACCTACTGGTTCTGCATAGACAACAACATTATCTTCAGGCCTTTTGTATGAGGTAGCAGTAATGGTTGTTACTCCTTCTGTGTACCCAGCGAAGCTTGATTGACCAAAGCTTCTTGTAGTGCTGGAGGTAGTACCTTGTCCCTCGCGCTGGATCGTCGAAGGATTCCCTCGCACGCCTTCTGACTTAAATAGTATTTCTGCGGCGCTTCCGCTTGAAGCACGTCGGCAAGCGATGAAGACACGCTTTCTCCGTTGGGGTACTCCGAAGTACTGAGCATCAAGCACGCGCCAGGCGACACTATACCCGAGGTCTGCCATCGTCCCGAGTACGACCCCAAAGTCTTTTCCTCCGTTACTGGAAAGCAAACCAGGTACATTCTCGAGGACGGCGTACTCTGTTTGCGTTTCTTCCACAATTCTTGCAATCTCCCAGAATAACCCGCTTCGTTCGCCAGCAAGACCAGCTCTTCGGCCAGCGACTGAGAGATCTTGACAGGGAAATCCTCCTGTAATAATACCTCTGCTTGGTGTAAATCCTGCTCCAATTAAATCACTCCCCTTTACTGTAGTTACATCATCGAATAGTTTGGTGCTAGGAAAACGGTGTGCCAATACCTCTTGACATTTCTTATCTATCTCAACTGCGGCAACAACTTTCACTCCATTGCGTTCCATAGCTAGGTCAAAGCCACCTACTCCTGCGAATAAGGATACTCCTGTTAGCTCACTCATCAGTACCACCCTCTTCTATTAGAGTGTCGTAGAGCGCGGCACGCAGATTCTCCGTAGCGGTGGCCAATGTAGCGTAGGCCGTGAAGGATTTGTAATTCAGGTTCTCGACTTCTCTCTCTAAGGAGTTGAGCAATTCCATAAGCCGAACTTCCGCGCTGGTTCTTGGCCAGGTGGTCAAACCTGCTTTCACGGGTCCATAGGGTGAGCAGGCACGCAACTTCCTTTCCCGAATATCCGAGAGCACGACTATATTTTCTTGCGATTCTTCGGTTCTCATTCTTCTCCTCCATAGTAGCTTTGGTTCTCTCCACTATCACTGGGATCAACTGCTCCTTCGGTGGCATCTTTGTATGATTGAATAGGGTTAGTACTCCCAGTAATATCAAGCCAGCGCTTGCCAGTTTTTTCATCGCTCTCCTTCTCTCTCTCCAGTAAATGGAAATACTCTTCAGGGTGAGCCTTGGCTAACTTAGCCAGCGCCCTATCCCGGACCCTCCGGTAGTTGCGTTGCGATACAAGCTGGCGCTTTGCCAGCTCAATCCTCTTCTCGATTTCGTTCATCTAAACTCCAGTCATATAGTATGAAGGCTATCAGCCCTGCCAGTATTATCCAACCCATTACTTGTTCTCTTCCTCATCACACTCAAAACATATATCTGCGCTCTTGTACTCCTCAAAAGAGTACTCTTCCCCGCAAACTCGACATACTTTGGCAATGTAATCGTCATAGAAGTCCGGATCAGTCCCGTTAAGGTAGGCGTAGGTATCACTTACCATATCCACCCTCCCCTGACTGCGCCTATTAGCTTGGTGAGGTCTATCTGCTGCCCAATAATATGAGCATCTTCGTCCTCGCTCTCCCATAGGGTAACGATAAAGCGCGAGCCAGCGGGTGCCTTGCGGTACTCCTCGATAGCTTCACCCTCACTCCCGCCCGACCATAGGTCGAGTCCTTCGTGCGTTACTTGATAGAAGTTTACACTACTCATTACTCCTCCTCGCTTATGCAAGTTTGACAGATACCTACCTCTAAGTTATCGCACCACGAATTACAATTCCAGCAGTTGCCCACCGATTGACCGGTAGCCCATTCTTTAAGGTCGGTATCGCTACTCATCTTCTTCCTCTCCCTCTTCCGTGTTAAAGATACGCGATAGCGCACTATTGGCACGGTTCAAGGTGGCGATAGCCTCCTGTAATTCTCTTTCCATTATCTCTTGCATAGTCTCACTCATATTTTGCACCCACACTCTCTGATAGTTGTTAAGTGATCACCGCATATATGCGTGTTATCCCATTCGCAACACGCACCGCAGAATCGGTTAGCGCACTTGGCGCAACCCTCTCCGTCAATAATTATTTTATCCCCGCACTGTACGCAATTCATTCTTTCACCCTCTCTCTTATCTGCCCTAACAGCTAGGTGCAGACTACCCTAGTCTCCCCCATATTAGCAAGAGACTAGGATAGTACACACTTAGTTGCGGCGATCTCGCATAGGCATAAGCGCACACTCCCACGTAATCGTGTCGTGGGGTACCTTAATCTTAATAGCGCTAGGCGCGTTGACTCCCCCTACCGTTGTGGTGGTAAAGTCTAAGAATAGTTGAGTGTCCGTCGAGCTAGTGGGCACCTTAGCGAACGCGCCTAGGCGGGTAGCGCTAAGAGATAGCGACTCAATAGGGCTAGACTCCCTAAACACGTGGCTTACATCCGGGAAAGTCTCTCCCATTAGGTGAATAGTAATTGAGCTATTAGTATTGTGTACGGTGAGGATGTCCCCGATACGCGCCAGGGTAATAGGTGAATCTTTACGCTTATCCTCTTTCATTAGCGCAAGGATACGCTTAACATCCCCCACTAGAATCTGTAGTTCGTCTAAGGTATGGTCACTCCCAATATGTAGGCGGCCTACCACTAGCGCGTAACGATCCGTAGACTTAACCGCTAACTCTCCACCTTTATAGCTTAGATACACGCTACCTAGGCGAGAGATAGCCGACTTACTCTTATCCGCACCCACTAGGGCACCGGTTAGTAAGTCGGTTAGCTCATCCTTGCCCACGCTCATAGTCTGCACTATCTCTTTAGTCTGTATTGTAGTCATATTTTCCTCTTTCATATTACCCGGCCTAGTTACCGGCCTAGGCCTACCGGATACCCGATAGGCTAAGGTCACGCAACTAGTTACAGTTGTGGGCTAGTTCGCAGGGACACTCCCAATAGCCGCAGACATAGCTACAATTCTCGCACCTTGCAACATATCCGCCGAACATCCCGTACCCGGCGCTCATCCCGGCCGGTAGGGTAGGGTTATCGCAACACAATTCAATAGTATCCATTAGTTTATTCTCCTTTATTAGTAAAGTGTAGATAGGTAAAGGCTACGACTAGGGGTAGCAAGATACATAGATAGCCGAACACGGTATCGTTAGCTAGTAGGTCATTCATTAGGCAACACTCTCCAATTCTTCCGCTAGGTCATCAAGCACTAGCGCCACTAAGTCGGAGTAGTACATAAAGAGATCGCAGGACATCAAGCGCACAATATCCTGCCCGTCATAACCTAACTCCACCGCGCCACGGTTATCGTAATCGTTAGGCATATCCTGCCATTCTTGAATGATGTAATTAGTGTAGATAGGGCAATATCCGTCTACCCATTCGTGGGCATAGTCGCGGATATGTTCAAGAGTCTCACCGTTAGTAATAGCTTGCGTAAACTCTTGCTTGATGTCTTCATATGTAGTCATTAGTTGATCTCCTTAGTGATGTTGCGGCGGTGAGCTAATTCTGCAATAGCTATAACACTGATTAAGATAATTAGTAAAGTAAACATATATTTATCCTCTTTCATTAAGCTAGTGGCCTATCCACTAAGAGGAATATATACCCGTATCTCCCCCATATGCAACACAAAACAAGCTTTATTTTATAACGATTAGATAACGATATCGCGGGCTATTCTGCCCCGGATATTGCAGGGATCGCGGGCCGATAGGCCAGGAGATAGGTAGCTCATTACCTTATCGGGGCCGGTAATAGGTAGACATATTGCGGGGATATGTAGACGGTACACAACTAGGTGAGCGCGTGTCTAGTGTGCCGATAGGGTAGTCACCTCCCCCACTAGTCCCCACTATTAACCAATACCCCCCACCCCTTGCCCCACTATCTGCCCCGTATCTGCCTAGTATCTGCCCAATACTTTCCGGCAAAACAGGGCCGGCGTAGGGCCCACACGCCTACGGGCCGGAAACCGCACCCCCCGTTGTTAATTTTGGGACACGGTACACATATACTCCCCAGAAAAATATATTTGATAAAGTCGAAGCGTTGAACGGGACTTTTGCCGTGATCTAACTACTGTGTTCCACTTCACATTCTAAAAACGCAACATCACTATATTTATTGCGTCTTATATATAGTAGGGAAGAAAAGTACGGCAAGTAGTTTTCGAGCAGTACGGTTGGCCTCTAGCGAGGCCCCTAGGCCGAGCCTAGTATTACCCCTCACTTCACTGTGGTTCGTTCGGGCGCTAAGCCCGAAGCAGCACCTTACGGTGCTACAGAGTAGGTGAGATCTATTAAAATCTTAATCCCAGTATTTGAGACAAACCCTTCCGCCTAGTATAAAAATAAACCGCTTCCGGGCGGTCTTCTATTAGGAGGATAATGGCAGAGAACTCAGCCGATATAGCCAAGAGAATCATCTTGACTTGTATGGCAGAAGGTATGACTGTGGAAGCCGCTTGCGCTTCCGCTGGCAAGTCCGGCAAGACATACGAGTACTACCGCAGATCCGATAAGGCTTTTGCTGATAAAGCAGACCGAACCCGTCTCGGCCTCAAGACCAAGTCCTTTGCAGAAGGCGACGCCCACGATGTGAGCTACGCCGAGTTCTGTGAGCGCTATATGAACCACAAGGTCTTTCCACACCAGCAGAACCTGGTAGATGTCATTGAAGGTCGAGAGCCTTCCTGGAATCATCCCAGTATGAAGTTTGAAAAGGGTCTAGCTAATAATAGAATCCTAATCAACATCCCGCCGAACCACGCCAAGTCTATGTCCATCACGGTGGAATATGTGACAATGATGGTTGCTAAGAACCCCAACTTTCGAGTCTTGATTGTATCCCAGACCCAGCAGTTGGCAGCAGACTTTCTCTATGCTATTAAGCAAAGACTGACCCACCCAAGCTACGAACCGTTCCAGCAGGCCTACGCCGCTGGAGTCGGCTTTAATAGTAAGTCAGCTACGTGGGCAGCAACCCGCGTCACCTTCGGTGATGAGCTTCGTGAGTCTAGCGAAAAAGACCCGAACATTGAAGCCGTCGGTATCGGCGGTCAGATTTACGGCAAGCGTGCCGATATGATCATTGTAGACGATGCGGTCACATTAAAGAACGCAAACGAATTTGAAAAGCAAATCCGCTGGTTAACCCAGGACGTACGGTCTCGCCTTAACCCTACCGGTAAATTGATTATTATTGGAACACGTGTCGCCTCCGTTGACCTATATCGTGAGCTTCGCTCCGAAGACCGCTACCCAGGCGGTCAAGTACCTTGGACATATCTGGCTATGCCAGCCCTGCTTGAAGCAGATGAAGACCCCGACAAGTGGGTCACATTGTGGCCAAAGTCAGATATGCCCTTTGATGGACAGCTAGAAGTAGACAAAGACGAGAATGGGTTATACCCACGTTGGTCTGGTCGAAACTTGTATAACGAACGTCAGGCGATGGATTCCTCAACCTGGGCTTTGGTATATCAACAGCAAGACATATCTGAAAACGCCGCCTTCGATCCTGTGATTGTAAAAGGCTCTATTGACGGTATGCGTAAAGCTGGCAGACTAGAACCTGGTTACCCAGGTCACCCACAGTCTGTACAAGGTTTTACTATTGTCTGCGGTATGGACCCAGCTATCGTTGGTGATACAGCTGCTATCTGTTACGCCATTGACCGAGCTACTTCTAAAAGGTACATACTAGATGCGATTAAAATTACCCGTCCGTCGCCCCAGCAGATTCGTGACATTATTCTTAATTGGACTCAGCTGTATAGTCCTTCAGAGTGGATTATTGAGAAGAATGCTTTTCAAGCGTTCCTAACTCAAGACGAGGGAATTAAGACCTACCTCTCTAGTCGCGGTGTGATTCTACGTGAACACCATACCGGCTCTAATAAGTGGGACTCAGGTTTCGGTGTTGCTTCGATGGCTACCCTCTTTGGGACTAAACAAGCAGACGGTAAGCATCACCGAGATAATTTAATACATCTACCTAGTGATCAGTCCGAGATGGTCAAGGCTCTTATCGAGCAGTTGATTACCTGGACCCCAACCACTAAGGGTAAGACCGATATGGTGATGGCCTTGTGGTTCTGTGAAATCAGAGCACGCGAGATGCTCAACTATGGTCAGTACGCAACGCACCACCTTAAGAATCCTTTTCTCTCAAGAGCTGAGATGGGAAGAAGAGTAGTCGTCAACATTGACGAGATGCTATTAGAACAACACAAAACATTTATCTAGGGAGATAATAATGGCAATGAATAAGAAGCCAGCACCAGCGGCTAAGAAGGCACAAGACAAAGCTAAGATGACAGCTAAGGCAACACCAGGAAAAGCAGGACCTGCTTCAAAGGGTGGCCCAAGCGTTGCTTCAACAGTTGCAAAGCGTGTAACCGGAGCTGCTAAGACAGTTTCAGGTTATCAGAAGAATGTGGCAACACAGGTTGGCCAGGCAGCAAAGGCAACAGCTAAGAGTGCTGCTAGCGCATTTAGCCCTAAGACACTTGGCGCTACAAAGGGTTCAAAGGCAGCAACTGCCAATAAGTCTGCAAGTGCAAAGGCTCGCAAGCAGGTTGGTCAAGCTCTTGGTGCAGTTACACAGAACAGAAAATACAAGGACTAATGTTAATAAACAAGCGAAAGCGCGGTAAGTAATTATGGCTATTACCCCAGGATATAAGACTAACGCCGAAGGCGAAGAAGAATACATTGACAAGGGTGCGGTAACTACTCCGCAATACAACCCAACAGTTGATGCTAAGTATGCAGCAGGCAAGGCACAAGCCCTTGCTACAGATAAGGTCGAGTGGCCAACAAAGGTTAACGGCCTTACTTACTAAAGGATTCTAATGCTAAATGTTAAAGAGGTAACCGCTAAGGTTGCACGCTTACAGACTCATTACGCCCAGCGTGATCAGCGTATGCGTGACGTCCTTTCGGTACGTCAGGGAGACATCTCAAAGGTTTACCCTGCGATGTTTTCAGAGGATTACGCAAAGCCTCTAGTCGCCAATATCATTGACGTCTCTGCTCGTGACCTCGCTGAAGCTATGGCTCCGCTACCATCGTTTAACTGTTCCGCAGCTAATATGGTATCGGACTCAGCTCGCAAAGCTGCAGATCTTCGTGGTCGTATCGCTAACTACTATGTAGATAAGTCTGAACTAGGCGTACAGATGTACACCGGAGCCGATTGGTATAACACCTACGGCCAGCTTATTGCACGAGTAGAGCTAGACTATGACGATAACAACCCAATTATTCAGCTGATTAACCCATTTGGCGCATATCCTGAGCTTGACCGTTTTGGTCGTTGTTTGTCACTGACACAAATCGTTGGTATGGATGCACAGAACCTAGCTTCTATGTACCCTGAGTTTGCTAATGAGATTATGGGACGCAACCAGTTCACACCTGGTTCCCCATATCTATCTTTGATTCGTTACCACGACAAAGACCAAGACCTTATCTATCTACCAGATCGTAAGAACCTTGTACTATCTAAGACACCTAACCCAATCGGTGAGTGTATGGTTCGTGTATCTATGCGTCCATCTATTGATGGCCAAGCACGCGGTCAGTTTGATGATGTACTAGGTGTACAGCTTGCTCGTGCTCGTTTTGCAGTCCTACAGATTCAAGCAGCTGAGAAGTCTATTCAAGCTCCTATTGCTATCCCACAAGATGTACAGGAATTGGCCCTTGGTCCAGATTCCATTATGCGTTCTTCTAACCCACAAGGTATCCGCAGAGTTCCCCTAGAGCTTCCAGCTGGTATCTTTGGCGAGTCAAGTGTACTTGAGCGTGAACTTCGTATGGGTGCTCGTTACCCAGAGTCACGCAGTGGTCAGACAGACGCATCAGTTGTTACAGGTCGTGGCGTACAAGCTCTTCAGGCTGGCTTCGATACACAGATCAAGGCAGCTCAAGCACAGTTTGCACGAGTCTTCGTCGAGCTTATCGCTATTTGTTTTAAGACAGATGAGAAAATCTTTGGTAACACAGTCAAGGAAATTCGTGGCGTAGACGACGGAACACCGTACACACTTAAGTACACCCCAGCTAAGGCTATTAACGGTGACTACACAGTAGATGTCCGTTATGGAATTATGTCCGGTATGAACCCAAACAACGCAACCGTAGCTTTGCTCCAGATGCGTTCAGACAAACTTGTATCACGCGACTATGTTCGTCGTGAACTCCCTATCGAAATCAACGTTACTCAAGAAGAGCAAAAGGTTGACATCGAAGAAATGCGTGATGCGCTACGCACAGCCGTAGCTCAGACAGCGCTTGCTATACCTCAGATGGTATCTCAAGGTCAGGACCCAACAAAGATTCTCACATCTTTTGCGGATATGATCAAGGGACGTCAAAAGGGTCTTAGCATTGAATCAGTTGTGGAGAAGGCCTTTGCGCCTGAACCTCAGCCTGAGGCTGCAGCGATGCAACCTCAAGCCCCAGAAGCAGGAATGGCTCCCGCCCCTGCCTCGCAGCCAAGTATGGAACAACCTGGCGGTGCAGCCCCTGCTCCTGGCGGTCCACAAGCTCCACAAGGAAAACCTGATATTGCATCATTGCTCGCTTCAATCGGCGGCGCGGCATAACTCTAAGGGGGTGAAATATGAACAAGGGATCACAGGCACCAGCACCAATGTCAAAGCCAATTCACGGCACTGCAGGCGCAGGAGCTAAGGTGAAAGGCGGAGACGTCAAGCAGCCATACGCTGGAGCAGCTAAGCCAGGTAAGAAAGTCAAGAAGTAATTAACTTTAGTTGGGAGCCGGACGCGATGCACAATCACAATGACGTACCGCGTCCGGTACGCCCCACTGATGCTCTCGTAATACTAGCCGAGTTCCTATACAACATAAGTCAAGTTGTGGCTACACTCTTTGAGTCACTAATGGAACTATCAATTTATCATTCTAATCGTCAGACCAAGTTAAACAAAGTGTGGGACGATTTCGCACAAGATATAGAAACCATACAGGAGGATACAAATGGCGCTTGATGAAGCGACAAACCCTATGAAGGGTGTATCAGGTCCTGGTAAGTTTGCAAAGCGCACAGACCTTCAAGTGGAGTCAACCGGTTACGGTGACAAAACACAATATCAGGCAAATAAGTCTGGAGCACCGCTTGCAACAGCACCAAAGTCACCTTTGCTTTCAGAAGCACCACAGGTACCTATAGCACCAGTAACAGGTTTATACGAACCAACTGCACGCCCTAACGAACCTGTAACACAAGGTGTTGACGCAGGAGCCGGTGCAGGTTCAGAAGCTCTTGCTATGCGTGGTCCTGATGATACAAACTTCCGTGCATCTATGATGCAATACCTACCTGTCCTTAACTTCGTATCAGATCAACCAAACACCTCACCTGAGACGCGTGCAGCTATCCGTCAGATAATGGATAATCTGTGAGTATTTGGAACAGAATCGGTGATGTAGCTACAACAGTTGGCAAGAACACTCTCAAGTTTGGTGGAGAAGTTGTTGGCGCTGTAACTACACCTGCTAGAGTTGCTTGGGATATTGGTACAGCTCCTTGGAATGATTCAGAAGAGTACGCTGGTTTTTCTAATACTATTAAATCAGCCTATGCTGAGAATAAAAATAATGTTGTAAAGCCACTTGCATCTGCAGCTGGCGCTGTTATGAAGGTTCCTGGCGTTCAGCCAACATTTGAATTTATTGACAAGGTAAACCGTGAGTTTATCCGTGAGCCTTTAACAACCGTAGGTCTTGCACTTGGCGACGTTAAGAGTGGTCGAGCAAGCTTCTTCGACCCTAATGAGTGGAAGAAAGCTTACGCCGGAGCACAAGAGATTTCCTATGGTCAAGCAGTAGTAGGATATGCAAGAACTTGGTACGACCCAAAGTTTAATATCTATGACCCACGTGAGCGTGAAGCAGCATTTGAGAAGAGCGCTTGGGGTAAAGCAACATCAGGTTTCTATGACCTTGGTATCCAGTTCTTTGGAGATGTCACACTTGCAGCTGGTAAAGCAGGCAAAGTTCTCAAGGCTAGTGAATTAGCTCAAGGAACTCTTAAGAATGCTGACGTTGTTGCTAAGGCAGCTGAGGATATTACTAAAGCTCAATACGGTGTAAAGAATCGTTTTACTCCAGTAATTGATAGCTTTACTAAGAATGATTCTTTGTATGCTCTTAACCACCCAATGGTCAAATCATCTTCACAGCCAGGTCTTCTTGCACACCTTCTAGGTGAGTCTGCATCTAATGAGAACACAGCTCTTATTCTTCGTTCAGCTCTAGGTGATCCTGCAGCTATGGACGAACTAGCTTTAATGCGTGCTGATATGTCTGATGCTCTAAAAGCTGCTCGTGGAGATTTATCTGCAGTAGACGAGTATAAGCTTTTTGCCAACGCTGATGAAGCAGGTATGCTTCCTTTTATCAACGATGACATAGCCGTTGTCAGTGCAGCTGAAGAAAACTACAAGGCACTTGCTCAAAGCGATGCGTACTTTGCAAAGCTAATGGGGCTAGGCGAGGGTGGCGGTGCGCTCACACGCACAACTGGTCCTCTTGCTCGTGGCCTTGATAACTTCTTGGCAGAGTCTCGTGCTATTAAGTTCTACGACAAAACCGTTGGAAACGCAAAGGTCGAGGTATTCCAACCTACCCCTTTTCATCGTCTATATCAAAAGGTTACTTGGTTAGCTGGAGAACGCCCTGCCGGTATTGTTGATTTTAATGATCCAGACTCTTACAAAGAAATACTAGCCACTCTCGGCTCGATTGAGCGCTTACTACCGGTGCCACCTCAGCAGAGCAAAGCAATACTAGATGATTACATCGGAGCTGTTACTCCAGAAGAGCGTGCTCTAGCAGTAACAAAGCTTGAATCTTTTGCAGTAAAATCAATAGCTAAGAAGCACGGTGTAAGCGAAAAGGTTGCTGATGACCTTTACAATAACTACAAAGGCGCACGTGCTTCAGCCCTAAGGTCTATCAATGACAGAGGCTATATGGTGGATGCCGATGAAAGCATCATCAATGTTCCACAGCTTGAATCACAATCTGGTGACTTCCTGCCAGTAATGGACTTTAATCTTTTAGATAGCCTACTCAAGCGAGATAAGAATGCACTTAATGCTCTTGTCGGTGGCACAAAACACGCAGTTCTTAGCGTAGCTGACGTTACTCAGGATCTGTTCAAAGCTGGAGCTTTGCTCCGTCTTGGCTATACCACTCGTAACGCTATTGACTCACAGCTTCGTATAGCTGCAGCTGTTGGCTCTATGGCCACTCTCCAGCATTTAGGCCCTGGCCTTAAAAACCTTATCAATAATACTGTAGCTGTACCAGCACGTATGATTGACCGCTACCTACCTGTCAATACTAATATGACAATTAAGAATGTCCAGCGCACACATACTGAACTTATCAATGAGCTTAAAGTATTAAAGAAAGAAATTGGCGAAGTTGAAGCAAAGCTTTCACTAGACCCAGATAGCGTCGCGCTAGAAGGCAAGCTTAACACTCTTAAGATTATTCAAGAAGAAAAAGAAGCTATCTACAACCACTACTCAGAGGTACTCAATCGCTACAGCGATAAGGCACCAAAGAGCCGTATTGGTACTGGATCGTTCTCTATAACCACAACAGATGGCAGAGTCTTTGAGCTACCTGATGCTTTTGGTGGTCCTCTTGGTGATATGTACCGCAAACTTGCCTCGTCTGGAAACTCATTTCAACGCCTTGTTGAGCGCAACTCTGATATGTATACACGTAAGCTTGAGTCAAAGGGTATTCAAGCAATTCGTCCTACAGACCCAGGTTACTTTGACCAATGGGCACAAACATTGCGCCAAGCATTTGGTAACTCAAGAGTTGTAGAAAAACTTGCAGCGGGTGAGCCGCTTGAAGATATTGTTCAATGGCTACGTAATAGCCCCAAAGGTCGTGATCTTCGTAAGCGTTTAAGTCTTACATCCTCAGAAGCTGATGAGTACGTTACTAGAATTAAGGGATACCTTGACCAGTATCTTCCTGAGTCATCTAACCTTCGTGGAAAAATAAAAGAAATAACCGCGTCAGATCTTCGTGGTGCCTTTACTGACCCAACAGAACTGCCCGTTATTCACGGTCATCTTCTTGAAGAAACTGTATTTAATATAGCTTCTAAGAATGCTAAAGGTATAATTAACACGCTCTTTCATTTCCTTGGTACTCTACCTGAAGACACTTGGGCGCGTAACCCGCTATACATTCACCTTTACCGCAAGGAAGCTGAACGTCGCGTTGGTATTATGGCAGAGCTTAAGGGCAATAAATTTAGCTTTGAAGACCAAGAGAAGATTATGGGTATTGCTCATAAAACAGCTCAACGTCAGATGAAAGAAATTCTGTTCAACATTGAACGTCGTAGCAACCTTGCTGCAGCTCTTAAGTTTATTAGTCCATTCTTCTCAGCACAGGAAAACGCTTACAAAACTTGGTTTAAGCTCGCAGCTGCTAACCCACAGATTGTCAATCGTGGTTATCAGGTATGGCAGGCTCCTAACAAGGCTGGTCTTGTCACAGATCAAGAAGGTAATCCAGTAGCACCAGGCGAGACATCGGGTAGTGATGTTATCTGGGTGGGTGTTCCAAAAGGTTTACGTGGTATCCCAGGCTTAGGAACGCTAACTCAAATGGGTATTCCAAAGCAATCTTTGGATATTATATTCCAAGGCGGTATGGATGTTCTATACAATAAGGGAAACCCTAATGTATTCAGCGACATCTTCCCAGTTGGCCCTTACGTAGCTATACCAGTATCTGAGATTGTTAAGCGTCAACCAAGTCTTGAAGAAACTTTTAAGTGGGTATTACCTTATGGTGCTTACAAGAATGCGGCATCTGGTCTTACTCCAGCTTGGTTTCAGAAAGCTCAGATAGCGCAAGCTGGTCAAGATGACCCACAGTTTGCTCGTAGTTACCAGCTAATCTGGAACACAGAGCAGATGAAAGCAAAGCGCAACGGACGCCCACCTGTTCCAGCTAGTGAAATTCTTAAGAAGACACAGGATTACTGGAAGCTTCGTGTTGCGGCTAACTTGATTATGCCATTTGCTCCACGTTTTGACAGCCCTTACAAGTTCTACCTTGATAAGTCTCGTGAATACAAGCGCAAGTTTGGTTACGAAGCTGACTCAAAGTTCCTTGAAGACTATCCTGATTTCTTTGAGTTCACCACAAGTCTTTCATCTAACCCTACTGGAGTTCAGTACTCGATTAACGCAGTTGAGAACGTTAAAAAGTATGGCGATGTAATAACAAAGCTTAAGTCTATAGATCCCAAGCTTATCGGTTTGATTACTAACGACCCTAGCGGATACCAATTCTCTCAAGCTGCATATGATTACCTATATACCAAGCGTGTATCTCCTAACTCACCTGACAAGTTCCTAGAGTCACAAGACCCAGGAGAAGCTCAGAAGAAGAACGAAGCTAACAAGGGTTGGATTAAGTACAATAAGTTCAGCGACTTCCTTGACGCTGCCCTGCTAGAGCGTGGGCTGACTTCAGTACAGGAAACTGGCGCAGAAGACTTAGCGCTTCTTAAGACAGCTGTAATCAATCAGCTATCAGTTAAGACAGACGCCGAAGGCAAGCCGATTATCAATAAGAAGACAGGCACCTTTGAACCTACAGCTTGGGCTTTGGACTACAGAGATTCTGATGGGGCCAAGACAGATAGAGTCATCTCAGGTCTTAATGCTCTTATGGAAGACAAGAAGTTTTGGCCTGATAACAAAGACAAGCCAATGTGGAAGTCTACAGAAATCTACCTTCAATTCCGTCAAGGTATTGCAGAGGAACTGTCTAAGCGCCCAGTAAAGTCTATTGATGCTAAGGCAAACAAAGATATACGTATCTTTTACGATGGCTTAGTTAACAAGTTGAAGAAGGATGATCCAACAGGATTTGCATATCTTTATGACAGATTCTTGTCTCAAGATTTAGTATACGACAAGTATCTTACCCCGAAAGGAACTAAATAATGGCTGAAAAGAGCAACGTTCCAAAGCCAAACAATGTTGATTTAACTCCAACGTACAATCAAGATAGAACTAAGCTTACTTATCTTACCTCAGAAGGAAAGCCGTACACTGGTGATGTAATCACAAAGGGTGAAGAGGGTTATACAAACGTTGTTAAGTACAAGAATGGTCAGCTAGTTGTAAGACTTGCTATTGATACAAATGGTAAAGCGTATAAGTACACCTCTGATAATGTTTTTGTAGAGACTAAGAATCCATACGCCACTTCAAAAACTACACCTAAGGCTACGCCTACTCCTACGCCGTCAGCTACCCCGACTCCTAAGGCAACGCCTTCAGCAACGCCATTGGAAACAACTTTAGCAACACCTGGTGCAACGCCCACTCCTGCTCCTACAAAGGCGGCAACAGGGCTGGAGGCAACGTGGCAGATACTATTTCCAGGTGTTCCTTTCCCAGGCCTTAACGCTCCTGCTACTCCTGAAACTAAAGGCAAGACTAAAACTCCGCCTAAGTCTGGTGACTATGTACGCACATACACAACTACAAACGTACCACCAGAGTCAACTCTCAAAGACAACATTAACAATTACTTTCAGAAGTTCTACGGCAGAGATGCTAGTGAATCTGAAGTAGCAACTCTTCTCCCAGAATTTAAGAAGCAATACACTACTAAAGACGGCAAAAGCAAGAGCACCGTTACTGAGACTTACAAGAACGGTGAGCTTGTCAGCACATCTTATCTCACGGCAGATGGCGCAGATCCTAAGCTGTGGGTTGAGAACGAGGTTAAGCAAAAGCTTTTAACTGGCACTCAGAACGTCAACGCTCTTAATGTCCCAGAAGGCCCATCGGGTAAGTATTTTGTAGCTCTCAAGAACTTTGCTGCAGACAACGGACTTCGTCTATCTGACACTGCTGCAACTAGCTACGCTAACAGTATTGTTGCTGGAACTATTGACGAGAACACTGCCTTTAATACCTTGCGTGAAAGCGCAGCTGAAGCTTTCCCATCATATGGCGATAAGATTAAATCAGGCATAGACCTGCGAACATTGGCAGATCCTTATATCCAGTCAATGAGCGATATTCTTGAGATACCAGATACCGGTATTGATATGTTTGACCCAAAGGTTCGTAACGCTCTTGCCTTTACTTTGCCAGATGGCAAGGTGGGAACTAAGTCAATCTATGACTTTGAGAAGGAATTACGACAAGACCCACGCTGGCAATACACAAATAACGCACGGGAGCAAGCATCTAGCATTGCGACAACCGTGCTCAAAGACTTCGGATTTATGGGGTAATGATGGCTACTGAAGAGAATACATACGTACCAAGTTCAGCCTCTGCTGTCAATCCTAATACTTACGTACCAAGTTCTACCTTTGCTACTAGAGGTACAAAGACTAAGAAGAACCCAGTACCTGGTGTAGAAAGCGCACCATTAGGTGCAGGAAGTTATGTTTCAAGCTCAACATTTGCAGGTACTCAACCTGCTGGAACAACTCCTCCTGCTGGAGGCGGTACAGATAAGCCTAAGTTCACCGCAACAGACGGAACAGAGTTTGACAACGAGACTTCTTACAGGGCCTATCAAAAGTATTTGGATAGCCAAGCAAAAGAGAACGTAGCAGCACAAGAGAACAGAGTTAGCGCATTCAACATCCTTAAAGATGAGTTTGACAAGTACGGACTTGGTTCACTGGTAGAAGGTATCCGAGGACTTCTTACAGATGGAACTCCGGCATCTGAGTTTGCGCTCAGACTACGTGAGACACCTCAGTACAAGGCACGCTTCTCAGCTAACGAGGCACGAGTCAAGGCTGGATTAGCAGCTCTTAGCCCAGCTGAGTATGTTGCCACAGAAGACCAGTACCAGAACATTATGCGTAACTATGGACTTCCTAAGTCTTACTACGACCAGAGCATTGATCCAGTAACTGGAGTCAAGCGTCAGATAGGCTTTGACAAACTACTCGGTGCAGATGTATCTGCGGCAGAACTAGAAGATAGAATCGCTACAGCGCAACAGCGCGTACTTAATTCTAACCCAGAAGTAATGAAAGCTCTTCGCCAGTTCTATCCTGATATTAGCAACGCAGACATTTTGGCTTACACACTTGACCCACAGAACGGTCTTGAGAATATCAAGCGCAGAGTAACTGCAGCTGAGATTGGTGGAGCAGCCCTACAACAGGGACTACAAGCTCTTGGCGGTACAGCTGAGTCCCTAGCAGGACAAGGTATTACTAAGGCTCAGGCTCAAGCTGGTTACGCTAACGTAGCCGAGATGACCCCACGTGGTTCAGAACTTGCCAACATCTACAAGCAAGATCCTTATACACAGCAGGTAGCTGAAGCTGAAGTATTTAATACAGCAGGAGCAGCTGACGCTACTAGAAGGCGCAAGAAGCTAACAGCTCTTGAGACAGCACAGTTTGGTGGTTCATCAGGAGTCGGCGCACTTAGCCGTGACCGTGCCACAAACTATGGAACAACCCAGTCAGGGTTTGGTTCCTACTAAATAGACCTACCTTAGGACAGACCGGCGCCTAAGGAGTGAAACCGAAGACCGGTAGTGGAAGCCATACAGAATCCCCAAAACTGTATGAGGTCTGCGACTAACTAAAACGAATGGGAGATGGACTATGTCCAATTTCGAGTACGAGGACGAAGACGACGATTTCACTACACCTAGTGATAACGGAAATGATCTCGTTAAACAGTTGCGTAAAGCAAACAAGCAGAAGGAAAAAGAACTCGCAGAACTGAAAGCTCAGTTTGAGGGACTTTCCAAAGCACAACGTGAACGGGCTATCAAAGACGCCCTCGAATCTCGTGGAGTGAATAGCAAAATTGCTAAGTTCATTCCGGCGGACATTGACCCAACTGAGGAGTCATTGTCTAAGTGGTTAGATGATAACGGAGATGTCTTCGGATTCTCTGCCACTGAACCTACCAACCAGCCAGCTGTTGACCCAGCTCAAGCTGCAGCATATAAGCGTATGAATAGTGTTACTGAGCAGGGCTTAACGCCTGACGCTTCAGATGACATTATGCGTCGCCTTATGTCTGCTAATTCTAAGGAAGAGCTTGACGAAGTTATCAGAATGTCTGGACTCTAAACCTAACCGAAAGGCAACAACCTAAATGGCAATTCCAGGTGGAACACTCACCGGTACATCCGCTATTAGCAACTTGGTGCAAACAGCGTACGATCAGTACGTTCGTATGGCACTTCGTAGCATTCCAGTAATGCGCGCT